AAGCCTGAGCTAGTGTTTTTAATTCCAAATAATAAAGGACTTGTAACCCTATGTCCTACTAGAATTTTAGACTGCGACTCTTCACTTAAAAATTGATATTGATTATGAGCGTCACTTAATTGTACGGCGTCTATTGTAGCGGCTTGGTCCTTATCGTCATTAAATGCAATAATTATTTTACCCGCATTTGTAGTGCCTGTATATTTGTTTAGTATTTTTCTCTCAATGTCGTTTTGTAAGTCTTCGTCTGGAATGCCTGAATTAAAATTCATTAGTAGTCCTGGCGTCATACCATTTCTAACGTTGTTTATATGAAACGTTCCGATTTCGGCTTCTAAATTTTGGTAGTCTAAAGCTCCGACATAGTCGACTGGACTATAATAAAAATAGCCTGGTCTATAAGGTTTTATATAATATATCTCTATCTCTTCGCTACTAAATCCGTATGCTGGTATTCTTTTAGGTTCTTCACCAGGCTTTATGTCCGCCCAATCAGCCATATAGTAATAAGCTTCAATTTCGCCTTCGTAATTAGCCTTTTCAGCTCTTAAGCATTCAACGGGAAAATGGTCTACTTCAGCAATTCTAGTCCTATCTTTAGAATAAACAACTTGAAAAGATGCCATACCAAAAAGCTTTAAATCTGTAGCTAGCTTCCTAGTACACTTGTCAGTAAACAAACTTTTCATTTGAGCGTATTCGTCTGGTTGTTTGCTAGAATTTGTAGCGTCTAAACCTCTACCGTAAATCATTTGGCTAATACCAGTAATACAAGCGACCGCTGTAGGGCTTGACTGGTAAGAATTTATTAAATAGTCGAAGTATAAATTGTCTGCTCCGTAACCTATCCACTCTCTATTCTTTTGCTCTATTATTAAGGGCTGAGAATACTGGCTTAGGTTCAGCATTCGTATATTACTTTTGTATTCTTTTTTCTTACCTCTGCTCATATTACTATATAATCGTTATTAAATGAATTATCTGTTTTGTAAACGTCTTTGTTTACATTGTAACCCTGGTTATTTAGCTGTTCTATTGTTTGGTTAGTACAAAATATTCTATCTAAAGTTACTTTAAATGTTTTTTTTGTTAAACTTTCCCAATTATCTGGGCTAAAATTCCAATAGTCATTATTAGTATTCCATTTATTATAATCGTTATGCGCTATTATGTCGTAAAAATGACCTTCTACTAACGTAAATACGCCAGTTATCTTTAAATAGTCGTTTTCTCTAACTACAGTCGGCGTATAAGATACACTCGTATTTGTTGAGTCGTCTCTAAGGCTAAACGTCAGTCCGATATTATATATTCTAGGAATAATATAAAACGTCTGCGGGTCTGTAGTAGGTTTTAACACTTGCATATCTATATAACGTAATAAAAATAAATTTGCTAATAAAAAAAGCCACTCGTAAAAGTAGCTTAATTTAAGTAAAAATAATAGTTATTATTACGGTGTTATTTGAGTAGGTGCTGCAAATGATGCAGAAACCGCTCCTTGTAATACTGAAGGTTGTACGAAATAAGCTGGCAATTTCTCTTGTCCAGCCATAGTAATTGTAAATCCTGTAAGGTCCCCAGCGGCTACGCCAGTGGTAATTGACCCACCATTACAATCAGCTCCGTTATCCGCTCCGATTAATAGATAATTATTATTATAGTCTTCAACAACAGCATAAGGTCTAGCATCAATTATTTTAATTAACTCGTTTTGAGTTAGTAAATCTAATTTTGTTAATACTAAAGTTAATGTCTGCTCGTAAAAAACCGTACCATTCTCTCGAGACGCATTAATGGTTTGCTCTAAACCAGAGCTACCTTTAACGTCATACTCAAAAAATGCTGGCGTACCACCAAATGCAGTGATTTCGCCGTCTGTTATGGTTAAGTCTCCTAGCGTTCCGTAATCAGCAAAATAAACGGCTTTTATACCGCCCATTACGTTCTTACAGGCTAAGGCTCTACCAGTACTCAATGCTAAACAAGCCATTCTTTATATGTTTTATAAACTTTGACCACCAGGCGATTAAACCTGGCGTCTTAGTTTGGTTAATTTAATTTACTATCCTAAAGTTGCTACTAAAGCATCTTGTGGTACTCCGATTTGCGCTCCAGCAAAAAATCTTACGATTACTCTACAATTTTGAGACCCGTCTAAATCTGACATATCTAAAAGTTTAACTACTGACCCGTTAGCTTCGTCTATAATAGACGTTCCAAAGAATAGGTTAGACTTTTCAGCAATTACAGCTTTGTTAGCTGGCATACCTGGACACATTACTACATTAATTCCGTCAAAAGATAAAGCTGGTCCAGCGTTGTTATACCACATTGTACCTCTGTTGTCAACACCATTAGCTCCAAACCCGTTAGTTGCAAATCCGCCTAAACTTCTTACATAAGCCTTATATGCTAGGGTTGGTAAATAAATGTATAAATCGTCTTTACCATATATTGCTGCTGGTACTGAGTCAACCATTTCTCCTAGTGAGCTTATGATTGTAGCTGCTGCCCAAGAAGTAGCTGCTAGAGTTACTTTTACTGAGTTAGCTTCAGCATCTAATTTAGGTACTAAACCTTGAAATTGTCCAGTTGTAGTTCCGTCACCATTCCAGATATTTTGCTCTGTTTTTTCTGCTACTTTAGCCGCTACGTGAGCTAGCATATAATCAGCAAAAGAACCAGGTAAGTCTACGAATGCAGATGCGCCTTGCTCTAAAGCTAGGTAATCCGAAATAAAGTCAGCCTTACAAATTTGTAGGTTAACTTGATAATCGCCTACTTCTAAGATTCTTTGTTCTAAGTCGATAGCGTCCGCTGTAAAAGTAAAGTCACAAGACCCGTCTACAACGATATTATCCATATTTAATTTTTTGATTACTTCCTTATACTTAACGTTTGGCTTTACAGTGATTAGACCTTGGTCCAAAGTTACGCCCGAAAGCAAAGCTGCGGATACAAACTCATTTGCAAATTGACCTTCATAAGTAGTAGTAAAGTTGTCTAAAGAACCACTAGTTGTGATAGTTCTTAAGTTTACATTTCTATTTTTAATTGCTCTTTTCATTTTTAATTATTATTTATTGTTAAATTTAGATACCTTAGCCATTACTCTGTCTAAAGTTGTATTCATATTTCTATTTTGAGATAGAGTTTGCATTTTTACTTTATTGCTTTTTGCCTCTGGGCTATGCTTTAATTTTCTAGATGCTAATTTCTGAGACGACATTTTTTCTCTTACGTCTTCCTTTTCGTCAGCGATTCCGTCTTTATAGCCTTCCTCTTCAGCTTCAGGAATAGACTCAAACTTACGCTTAAGCTCTTCAATTTCTTCCTTAACCTCTTCGATAATTGGCGCTACAACCTCAACAACAGCTTCAATAACTTTCGCCATCTCGTCTGCAACCTCTTCAGGTGCTTCGATTATAACCTCTTCAGTCTCTAATTCCTCTTCGACCATTCTCTCTCTAATTTCAGATATAACTCCCTCTTCAGTTACGATAAGCATACGACCGTCTTCGATTGTATATTCACCTACTGGTAAAGAAATTCTATCGTCATCTGAGACAATAAAAACGGACGCATCGCTTTCAAAGCTATCAGCTTCGATTACGGTCCCGTTATCCAAAATAAGCTGAGCTAGGTTTACTTTCGCTCCTAACAACGTCTTAATTTGGTTTAACATTTCTGTAGTATTCATATTTATTTATTTATTGATTATTATTAACTTTCATTTGCTAATCGACTAGCATAATTAAATCTGTCTGAGTTTTGGTCGTATGTTAAAAACTCGTCATTCATATAAGACAATAGCTCGTCACCATATCTAAACGTATCAGAGTTGTTAGCATCAATACCTAACTCGTCTGTTAAAGTTTCATATTGATTTAACTTGTCTTCTAAATCTATTTTTTTATTCTCAAACTCAGAGTACCAGTTGTCTAAATCGTAATTAGCTATATAGTTTTCTGCTAGTCTTTTAAACTCTTCGTAAACCTCTATAAGCTCGTCAGAGTCTCTTAAAGCGTCATCTATAAAGACAACGTCACTATAAGATTCTGCGCTGTTTATAGCCGCATCTAAGTCATCTATAGCTGCTAGCTCTACCTTAGAGTTTTTTAGCTTCATTAGTGAAGTCTTTTTTAAAATAGCAAATACTTTATTATCTCTCATTAACTTCCGTATTTTTCTTTTATATATCCGCAAATCTTTGGAGCCGCTTCGGTTCCGTATTTCTTAGTCTGCTCAGCAATACACTCGTCCCAAGGGTAGTTCTCTAAGTCCATCTTTTTATACATACGCTTAACTATCATTTCAACAGTCTCGTCTTTTCTAAAAAGTTTTCTATTTATTATATCTAAAGTCCCCATATTAATTTAAAAAATCTGGTATTCCTGTATAACTAGATAATTCTCTCATTTTGTCCTTTGCATCATTATATAATGACTCGGCGCTATCTAGTCTGCTTTTTAAATCATTATAATCAATTCCACTAGCTGAGTTATCTAATATTTCTTGTGGGCTTATGCCTAAATTTTCCGCTGCGGTATCTAACTCTGCTAAATTCTCTCTTAAATAATCTGCCGTATCTGGTAAACTTCTCATTGCTCCGTTAACTACATAATTATCTATATCATAAGTACGTCTCCACTCTTCATAAGCTTCTATAGCTTCGTCTCCATATTCGTAAGCAAAATAACTAGTGTCACTTTCAGATTGCTCAAAAGGTTCGTACTCTGTAATAATATTTTGTATTACATTTAAGTCTACCTTAACGTTTTTTAACTCTGTCTTTGATAAAGATTTTTTACCAAATAATTTATTAAATACTGATTTCTTTGTGTTCATATTATAATTGTTGCATTGTTTTAGCCACTCCTAAAGTGTCGTTTAAGTCTTCTATATTATTTTCATAACTAGTTAAAGTTTGTGTTGCGTCAGAGTATTCGTCAAATTGAAACGGATTAACACCTAAAGACTCAGCACTTGTAGCAAACTCGCTCATTGCATAATCTAAATCTAATATACTATTATTCGCTATGTCTGCCATATTAACTAAACCATTTACTTCGTTTTGTAAATCTATATATCTAATCACCCAATCGTTTAACATATCGTCATAAACACCAAAGTCAGATTGCGCACCCTCATTACGTAATTTTAAATCTTCAATAGTTGCTAAACTTACTTTTTGATTTTTTAAATCTTGTTTAGTTTTTGCAAACAATTTAGTAAACACCGTATTCTTTGTATTCATATCTATATAACGTATTGATTAATTTATTTGTATTTTTAAAGTTCAGGAATCATAAAGTCGTTGCCGTCTTCGGTTAACAACTCATCTCTATTTTCAGCTATAATAAAATATTCGGTTCTAACAATAGTCCCTATACCTTGCGCCCAGTAGGACCCGTCACAGCATTTACGGCTATAAGTATTTGTATCTT